GCTGGCCTGGGTTAGGTGTATTATTGGGTTATCCGGAGAGGAACACAGGAAACGGAAGGAATGGAACAATGAATCCGATGACTCGACAGATCACTGATTACATCAATTCAAATGGATTTTCATTCAGTAAATTTAATAACAAGTTTACTGTTGAGATCGCGGGGGAGGGGTACACGATTCAGCGCCTCGGGCTTCGTTATTGGCAGTGTAAGCACTATGGAGTGGTGACGGTGCTTAGGTCCCAGCATGAGGTTATTGCTTGGCTGGATTCAAAATGGTGAAGTATAAGCCTTACTCTCAAAGGCTGGTTGACTATTTCTATAAGTCAGGCATGCGCTTCGGTTTCACATTAGATTCTATGTGGTTCAATATGCATGGGCATTTTGCGTCATTGTTTAGGCTGTCTTCAAAATCTTGGGAATTGTATTATATGTCTCATGCTTACCGTTTCTACAATCAGTCGGAGTTGATTGAATGGATTGAAAACCAAAGGAGATATGGTAAATGATTGAGTTGAATGAGGTTAAGCGCATTCTCCGTTCCTATGGCATGAAGGAGGAGTATACTTCAGGCGGCGCAAATATTCTTTATTGTGGAGCGTTGGCTTTCCGTTTGATTAATGATTATACGTATGAGTGGTGGCCACATTACGAGCAGTCTTCGGGGACGATTGTAGTGTGCGAGTCTGTTGAGGATGCACTGTTGACCCTGCTTAGCGAGGGTTTAATTTCTCTTAATCGTGCGAGATTTAATTATTGATATTGAATTATGGTTATTGCCATTAAAGACGTTGCAGAACATTTTGATTGCGACTACGTTACAGCGACTAAGATCACTAATATCCTCTTAAAAGCTAAATATGTTTCCATGAACATTAAAGATGTTGTTGGTTTTAGTTTTGCGACGTCGAGTATTGCCTAATTAAAACCAGTAAAGGGGGGCTATGGTCTTAACCATGACAGTGCGAGGGAGGAACTATAGACGACGTGCTGGAATTAAATAACCCCAGCTACACAATGTAGCTGGGGTTATTTCTTTGTGTTATTCAGTCAGTCTTGATGGCGCTCTCCTTGACGGCGGCGATGACGGCGCTAGTCTGGGTGGCCACGTCTGTCTTGGTGGCCAGCCCTCCGAAGCATGCTACGAAGTGTTGCCAGGATTCCTGTACGAGGATGGTGAAGTCATTTGCGCTGATTTCGGTAGGTCGGAGTCCTGCGCGGTAGTAGCGGTCGGCTTGTTCCTGGGTGATGCCGGATGCTCCGAGGCCGTAGGGGATGAGTGCGTATCCGTAGGAGTCGCCAAAGTTTACTCGAACAAACATAAGTGGTCCTTCATTAATTGATGTGGTGGGGGTTGGTTCTGGTTCAGGTTTTGGCTCGGGCGCCTGTGCATCGCTGTCGGCAGGCGGTCGGAGGATGAAGTCTGCCCCGAATTCATAGATCGGTGTCTGTCGGACTTGTTCGTCGATGGGTACATCGTCTGAGTATGCTTCGTAGCAGGTGTTTTCATAGCCGATGACGACGACGTGTCCTCCGCGCCATGAGTTGGCGGGTCGGATGACGACGTCGCCGGGCTGCATCATGTCCCATGAGTAGTTGTAGCAGGTCCATCCTGCGTTGATGAAAGCCGGTACCATGTCGCCGGTGTACCAGGCGTTGCCTGTGGGGTATCCGGCTTGGCGTGCGGCGATGATGGTCATGGAGCTGCAGTCCATATAGGTGGGAGACCCGGGGTTGTCAAATCCTTCTTGGCGCATTTCCTGGCTGTATAGAACTTCTATCCCATTACAGTAGAAATTGCACCACCATAGAAAGTTATCTAAACGCGTCATTACTTCTCCTGGCGAGGTACATTTCCTGCTGCGACTCCGAGTACGGCACTTACGATGAAGTTTAGTGCGGCGATTTTGCTTCCGTCTAGGGTGCCGAATACTCCGAGTGCGAAGCTGATGGCGAAGAAGATTCCGTAGAGCCAGAGTCGGAATTGGGGTGTTCCCATGAATGATGGGGGTTGGGGGTTTTCGTGTTCACCCATTTTGTTTGCTCCTTAGGTAGTTGACGATTTCTGCGAGCTGGCGGTTTTGGGAGTCTATAGAGGATTTCCCATGGTTGGGCTTTACGTGATATTGGATGTCATTAACTTTGTCCTCTATGTCTTCCAGTCGGGCGAGGACACCTGGTTTAGAGTCAGTCCCCTCCCACACTACTAGCATAGCATTTAGATGATCGAGAAAACGTGTGACGCGCATCACAGTACGTCCAATAATTGCGACTAGAGTGGTCACACCAAGTATTACAGCAACATCAATGGTTTGAACGGGAACGTGAATCATCGCACGAAAATTTCTGCGAACATATTTCGCGTTTCAGGACTATCGCTGAATAGTCGACCTTTTCGATACGTAGTGCGCATAATAGTCAACACTTTGTCTCCATATAGAAGCAACCTTTCACCTTCTCGTAAGTCCTTGACCTTATAGGCCCATTGTACCAAGGGACCTTTGGGCTGTCTTTTTTGTGCGAACCAGGTGCCGCCGTCGATCCATATGGAAACGCTTCCTTGCTCCGTTCGTAGTGAGAACATGTATTTTGCTTTGCCTGTTTTCTTCATGACGTAATCGTCATAGTTGTCTGCGAATTCATTGTTGATTGCGTAGTCCGCATAGTCCTCTGCGTAATTGATGATGAACTTTCCGAATCGCGTGTGCGCAACTTCTGATTGAAATTGTTCGCTGTCTACAAAGTCGGTGACAATGAATCCATCGGCGTGACGTGATATTCCCTGTTTCGGTTCAATATGGAATCGAATGAAGTAAGGGTTCATAATGCTCACAGAATTGGAGAGCATAAAGCAGCGCACCCGATCATGGTATCTATCTACAGTGGAATAGAAATCCATAAAGACTTTAGATTCGTTTGGTAGATATCGCATTGCTCCTTTTTCGATGATGAATTCATCAAAGATAATTGTGTATACCTTGGGGTAAGCGATCGATTTGTTTGCCTGCGAAGTGGAGAGGGCGACGAAGTAGCCGATGGTTTCCCATCGCTTTCCCACTTTGCGTTGGGCGAATTGGCCCTCTACACGGAATTCTTCTTCGGGGAATTCGTCAGCAATGTCAGAGAAGAACGACGTCCGTCCCCTCAGCTCAGTTCTGTATCGACGTAGGTAAATAAATTGTTGGCCCTTGTTGATGGCATTTTTGATGGCGATTTTCTTGGCGCCGTAGGTTTTACCTAGGCCGCGGGCGCCCATGACCATATTGAAAACGCCTCCATAGGAGAGCACGTTTGAGAAACTATAGTAGCTGAATTTCTTTTTAGCCATGTCGTCTAACTGTCCACCATACTGCGTTACCGAGCATACCAATGGGATTAATGTGCGGCCCGTTACCAGGTCCCCCATGTCCAATAGTATGCCCATTATCTACGTACATTTCAACGTGATCTGTATGGGGGTAACCCCTACTCCACGACATTACGATAATATCCCCCGGTTTACAGAGGGCTTTTTGGGCATCACTCATATTGCCGCTACCGCGCTCAATGACAGCTTTTCCTCGGAAATACTGGTCGCCCGTCCAGGTTCCCACCTCGAGTCCTGACGTGTCTTTATACGCCCTCCAAATAGTGCCACTACAATCACTGAAACCGGAATGATCGGGGTCGAGCCTGCCGGGGGCCTGCATGTAGCTGAATTTCATGATCCTGCTTCTCATCCATTCAACTGCCTTGGCTCCGGCGGTCCCGGCACCCCCGCCGGGGGTGCCGCCGGGGTTCACGATGAATGTCTGGTTTTGGATGTCCATTTGGACGGAGCGCTTGGGGAGCACGCCTTTCCATGTGTTGTATCCACCTGTTGGGTACATGAAAATGTTGGCTTCTTTTGTGCGGATGATGGGCATCCCGGAGTCGTCGGCGGTAAGGATCATGCCGACTTCGGGGATGTCGATATTTTGTTTTCCGTATTGGGTGATGACGCCGCCGTTGCCGGGTGTGACGGTGGCGTCGAATGCCGTTGATCCGACGCCGGACGTGTCACCGGATTTGATGATTGCGAGCGCCTGATTGTAGCGGTTGCGATACTGGCCGAGGACTCCGTTGGCCATAATGGCGTTATACATTTGATTCAGGGTTAGCGCACCACCGTTACGGTTGAGGACGCGCAGTGCTTCGCGAGGTGATTGGTGGTAGGCGCAGGCCCACATGATGAAGGCCTCAGTGTTGGAGTTGTAGTCCAGCCCGTATTGAAGCGCAGTTGCCGTGTATCCCTCTAAATCAGTCACCAGCTGTTTATCCTGCAATGCGGCGGCTTTAGCTAGCAATGGTTTAATCCATCCATCGCCTTCGTCGCGTCCTAGATAGAATGTTGACCAGTTTGGGGAATCTTTGCCCCACTGTCTCATTTGCTGACGCAGCCTGCCATTGGCGTGTGGCTGAGCGTCGGCGGGGTGAACACGGAATATCGTGTCAAGCAGGTTGATGGCGCGCGAACCGAACCATTGCGCAATTCCGACGGTAATGGGGTCGTTGTAATTGATTGCGTCATATTTAAGTGACGACTCAACAGTGCCAATCACTTTGATAGCAATTTTCTTATTATTTGTATCCCAAGCCATGAATTGGTCCTCCTGCCACTATTGTAGCAGGAGGACCAATCAGGTCACCACACGGAATATGTTGTTTCGATGAAATAGTTCGTGCCGGCAACACATTTAGTGACGTTACTGAAAACACCTGAGGTTGTTACGCGGAAAAACGCAGGCTCACGAAAACCGCTGAAACCATCGAAGAGGACTTCTCCCGCCGGTCTTGCCCAGCTAGGAATCCACCACAAATTTGTGTCGATAGATGTTTCTGCTTTTACAGCGAAGTTTCCTGAAATCGTGACTTTATCGAATTCCCGTTTAATCCAAAGGTTTTTCATACTAGACTTAATTGGAGGGTTGGCATCTTCACCAAATTTCTCTAGATTCGTCCAACCGAGATTGCGCCACCCATCACCACCATTAAGCCAAGAAATAGCATAGTTGGCGGCGCGCTCATAACCCTCATCAGTGAGATGAACCTCATCGTTACCTTTAATCCAATTATGCCCTGCATCTCCTGACTCCCAGAACCAGGACTTTGAGCCGTTGCAAATAATGGGTTTTAGGTCAGCAAAAGCTTCAGCGAACTCGTTTGTCCGCATGACGACTGACCTGCCTGTTTCCTTTGAAATATTCAAGGAAGACCTGTTAAGAATAACGGGAATGCAGATCACTTTGGCATTAGGCCAATTAGCTTTTACGAAAGCTGCGCATTCTGCTGCAGTCTCACTAATAGATTGACCCAGCCGGATATCATTAAGCATGCATACGAAAGATACACACTTAATTTTATCCATATACCCACCTTGAATCGCTTGATTCTTAGCGGTGTTTAACTGATTAATGTACGCCCCACTCCATCCTTTATAGAAAGCGGCACCACCAATAGCATGATTGTGGGGAATGTAGCCCTGTTCCGTTAAGACACGATTGAACCACGGATACGTAGCGTTAGAGTTGCCGATAATAATACCGTGCTTGATTTCTTTTTGTACAAAACGATTATCCGATTCAGACTTAGTGTATCTATTGGCAAGGCCAGTATTTAAGGAATTAGTTAGAGATGAATTGACCCCATCAAGTCGCTCCTCCATCTTCTCCGTCAACAGATTCGTGGCCATATAGTGCGTGGTTCCGTCCATCATGGTTGTGGACAGGAACGCATTATTCAGTTTATAGCGGCTAGAAACAGCGGGTGTCAGTGCTACAGCGATTAGCCGACTCTTGAATTCTTCAATGGTGGACAACACATTTTTGCGTTTTTCCTCAATGTCTTTATTCCAACCGTCATGTACCTTTTCCATCTCGGTAATGAACGTGGAGACCTTCTCATTAAGTTCCTTAATGATCTTGTCCTGCTCTTCACCGAACTTCCCGATGTAATCGATGCACTCAACTACAGCCCCACGGATGCGTTCAAGCACCTCAAGGTACGTGAGTCCGTCACGATAGGTGAATGGAGTGATGTTGTTGACGGACCGATCGCGCACCCTCCACAGCGCACGATCGATGGAGTTAATAATGTTATCGATGTCAGCCATAATAGCCTCCGTAAATAGGGTTGTAAGTCAATGGGCGGTCAACATCCCATACTCCGAGGAAAAGCTCGCGCAATTCCTCGATGATGAAGTTATCAACGTTAATCAGCGTGGAGCGGTATTGTGCAATCATCTGGGCTTTACTGCCGCGCTGCTTAGACCGACTACTCTGGTTATTGTCGTATTCATTTCGATTCTGACTGTTAGACGACGATGTCGACTTGGATTTATTCGTCGTCTCATTCGTCGCATCAGACATAGACGACGCATAATCAGAATTCCCAGACAGACGTGTCTGCGGGGTATCCGACGCCACCGTCCGCCCCTTCGAACCAGTGGAGCCGGACCCATCACTGTTCTGAGTGTTGCTGCCATTGGAGTTACTGTTTCCCCACTGGCGCGTGTCGTTCTCGGAGATTCCTCCGTCGAGCGGGTCGATGTTCTCCAACTCTGCTAGATACATGCGATTATATCGAGGCATAATCAAATCCATCTTAAGCTCAAGACGCCAAATGAAAATATCAATTGTCTCATGCCCGATCTCATTCAACCAGAATTCCCTTCGGATACGGTCATTGAGCGTCTTTCGATACTCTTCATTGAAAATGGGGTAGTTGTCCAACCCCCAATGCCCGTTAGTAATCTGATCGACGTCTTTAAGCCTAATCGTGTGCGTCGCCATCCAGTTCACCCCCATTCTGAAGAAGATTATTGGCCGCAAGATAATCATTCATATTAGGGTTTGCGTTATCCTCGATGGCCCACGTGCACGACACCTCAAGCCCGGGGAACATGCGGTTGATCTGCTCACACGCTAACTCGCGGGGCTTCATGAATTGCTCGCGTGACGCCAGAACCTGTCCTGTATTGGCTCCCGCTTCGGCGACCACCATTCTCTCACGTTTGTCGGAATCAATATTCATGATACCGAGCATAGTAAGCGCTTCGCCCCAGATACGTGTTTTCGACTCCATATGTTTAATGGACGAAACCGCGCCCGTGCCCGCGTTCTGGTTCAGGGGGAACACTCCGATCGTTTGAGCGAGATTCTCCATTGCGAGATTCTCCGTGCCCCATACGACCGGCTCGCCGTCGTAAATCTTCGACATAATATTGGCGATCGTGTTCCGCTGATCATTATTACAAGCCACGATCATGGGATTGCGTTCATTAAGAAGATCGATTTCGATGGTGCGATCTACGATCGCGAGACGCTCGGAATACACTCTGATGATCTGCGAGTCTGGAATACGTGTCTGGTTTCCCCAGATCACAACACATTCGTCGATCCCAACTTCACGAGAATAGACACCATTACGGGTAACCCGGAATGAAATCGGGTTGTCCTGAATGTCCAGGATGCCCGTCTGCGTGGCGGGCATGCACATGAACATTTCGAAGAACGTGTCATAGTAGAAGATGGCAAAACCATTGTCCAACAATGTGGATTCAATGAATCGCGGGTCAATGCCATTGGGTAGGCCCTCCCACGTGAAGCGTGACATGCATTTTCCCCTCATCTGGGACCAATACATATGCTGTAGCTGTGTCTGACGAATCTCCGACGTCGACCCCGTAAGGCTGTCCGGCTTGTCATAAAACTTCTGTTTAACGAAGTCACCCCGCTTGCTCACCTAACCACACCTCCTTATTTCTATCAATACGGTTCTTACGAACATTTGCAGTCCCAATCATAGCAGGAGACTTCCACACAGTCACACCCTTCTCAAAAATTCCCCTAATAGTACCCTTAAACGTTTCAGGCATATCTGCGCGCTCAAGATAACATTCCGTGAGCTTCCAATATGTGAATTGCGACATGAGCGAAAGATAAGAAATCCTCACCCACGTATTCATCGCATATCCATAACGTAACCAATACTCACCAAGACGCGTCATCGCATTACGCGACACCTGACGCACACGGCAATCCAGATGAAGTCCATACGCAGTCATCGGGGTAATCGTCCCCTGAGTTTGCCCAATCACCGACGGGGGAATAACCTGTGTATCCTGAACCTGTGCATTAATACTCGCAACTGCATTCTCGTAATCTCCGTTAGCGGAGAACTGTGCAAGCTCATAATTCGTATCCCGCACCGCCCTCTGCTGCGTCTGCGAAATCTGCGACGCCCCCGACGTCAACTGATTCTGAATATGTGCCTGCGACTGCGCCTGAGAATTACTGATCATCGCATTCACGCCCGCCGTCGCAGCCTGACCCAAGCCAGCCCCCACAGCCTGGCCGTTCAGCCCCACGACACCGCCGAGGGCCGTCATTCCACCCTGGACGGCTTGAACGGTGGCTCGCATGTTGTTGTACCGTGACTGCGAATCCGCGTTCGCAGACGCACCCCACATCGTGTTCTCAGCACCCGCCTGCGTGGCAGCAATTCCCGCGTTCGCAATGTCCCGACTGGCGGTCGCCGCGCGCTGCGCGCGCCGCTGCTGCCACCGTGCCCCATTGTACTGCTGTGCGATCGTGTGCGCGTTGCTGGCCAGGTTGTTAAGTGCAGAGTTATTAAGAACAGCAAAAGTAGGCAAAGATTGATAACCCGTGGTCGCATCGAACTCTTCGCCGCTGATGCCCTTCCATGTCGATTGATCCACGTCGATAACATCAGCTCCCTCGAGGTGGTTGTGCCAATTGATGGAGAAAAGAATCTGCGGATTGGGTGGGGCGATGTGAGCCCACATTGTGGCACCGATTTTCTCAGAATTAATGGACTCGGGAGCAACCTCAAGCGGATTGCCCGTATATGTTGTGAATTCAAGGATGCAATACGGCGCGGTCATGAATTTCTTGAGCTCAGCAAAATCAGGTGAAAGCATTCGCATACACACGTCACGGAAATTCTCGTGAGTCATGTAGAATGTTTTCTTATTATTAATAGATTTAGGCGAACGCCAAGAACCATTGCCAAGAACAACGGATCGTGTGCTCTCATCGCCGAAGAGCCCCTTAGGCACAAGATATACGGAGCCAATGCCCTGAGAAATCCAGGGATATGACGACAGATATTCCATCCCAGCGAAAAATCCGTCCGCAGTGGTCGCCCAAATATCCACAGCGTTTGGCAGACCCTCAAGCGCAGAACCGGTAGCCATAGACACTGATGGATTTTGCTTATCCCCATACGGCGCATCAAGCTTAATCGTCGACGTAACAAGAACATCATAATTCTTATTCGAGATATCACCCAAAACCTTGCGATAGGCTCGCGTCACAAGATGCTGACCCCCAAGATCAATCCCCTCAGGCTGCTGCAGCCACTTACGCCCATACTCCTCGAAAGAATTACGCGCAGCAATCCCCATATGCCCTCGCTCAAGATAGGCGCGCCCAAACTTAACGCGACTGTAATACGTAGTCCAGACGTCGAGCTGAAGAATAAGCTGTGTGGTTCCCGGGTTCAAATACTGAACATCAGTAATGAAATAGAAGAAAACCGTCGGACGGTAGTCGGCGGTAAATGCATTAGAAGGGCGGCCAGGGTTAGTTACCATCAGATAGTTGAACTGAACCGCGCGAGAAAACGGGGTAGGAATGCGAATAGGGCGACCTTGAGCAAGATAGGTCATAGAATCGAGCATAATCGTTTGAGAATAATCAAACGATTCTACATATTCCTTAGGGCTGCCATACTCACTCCAATCGATAATATCCCTATACGTATTATCGAAAGGCACATTCACCATACGCACAACACTGCCCGGCGACCACACCGAATAATCGAAAGACAGACCAGCCGAAGTCTCACCTGGCAGCCCATTGATCTGAGACAAAACACAACACCAATCACTAAATTGACCACCCCACCACTCCCGAGAGTGGTGGGGTGGCCACCCAATATGATCCCTGTAACTAAAGGATACTATGCTTTGACCTGAACGTCAATCTCCTTATTTACAGGCTTGTTACCGTCCGCGCCCTTCGTCCACACGTTCACACCCACACGAATGTAAGCCGGCGGCTCGTCAACATCGATAGTGAGAACACCGTCATTATCGATATTCGTGCCCTTATGCTTCGTGTTCTTCACATACCAATCGACAGCGTAGCCGGTACCCGCAGGCTTAGTCTTCCATTCGATCTCACCCTGAGCAACACTACCAGGTTTGAAAATCGTCTTAGATGCTCCGGCCTTATCCCGAAGAATAATGTTATTGATCTCCGAATTCGTCTCCACGGGCGGCACGACGATCGTCGTACTATCCTTCGTGCCGAAAGCGACTGCCGGAACCATCGCAGAGACACTCAGGATACTCCAATGGTGGAGGAAGAAATTGTCATAGAGACCCTCAGGATTGGACATACTCCTGTTCTCAAGAAGCACGTCCTTGATAAGAAGGAAGTCCTTCGTAGTAAGAATCGCAGACGTGTCCTCCAGCTGGAGGGCCTCATTCGGAATCGTGATGATATGCGACGGAGCCTCCGCGTCGACGCGATTGAAAGCGGCAGCCAAGGATGTCACATCGATGTTTGCCTTAAACTCTGGAGTGGTGATAATCACCAAGTCCTCAGGACGAGCAAACGAGTGAACCCCATACTTATTGTACGCAGGAGTGGGATAACGCATCTTATCCGCCATAATACGGAGCGCCTTAAGTGCACTATCCGTAGAATTCTTATCAGCCACAAGAACATTCATGTCAGGAATCTTGACACGGTGGAAGCCCCACTTGGACTCATACTCACGAAAAAGCGAGCACACCGTCATGAACTCGACCCACTCATCTGAGGAGGCAGGTACGGACATAATCGCAGAAAGCATCTCACTGAGACCGGAATCGCTGAGGAACGCGCGACGAATAACGTCATGATTAACCGTGATCTTGAACTTATCCTTACGATTAATCTTGTGGAACGCAGAATACACTGGCGGACGAGCCTGACCGAAAATGTCGCCCTCAAGGTAATCCCGGTCCTCGTTGTAAACGGTAGGCTTAATCAGGTCGACGTGCACTTCCTCGATCGTGTCACCGAAATTAAGCATCCCCTGCTTGAAAACTGCAAGAGGATTCTTCCACGTAATATCCCGGACAAGTGTGGAACCGATACGGTTCACGAGAGCGCGCAAGAACTCATTGCGGGAAATATCATCCTGCATAATGCCTGCAATAGTGTCCTTAATGTTCCCTTTAGTAGCCTCAGGGACCATCTCCTGGTAGTCGCGGCGTGCATCGGAGCGTACCGCATTCAAAATATCAACATTATTCACATCGTTACGAAGCTTAGGCATAATCTTTACTCCTTACTTGAAAAGATCGTTAATTGACTTCGGTTTCCAGTTTCCGTCGGGAACTTTTGAGTTGGGATTATCCCCGGAAGAAAACAATCCCGTTAATCCGGAAAGTGTTTTAGCGGTATCCTTAACAGCGTCCGTATCAATCCCCATCCCCTTAATAGTAGCACGACCCGCATCCTTAGCGGCAGTACCACCAAGCTCTGCCGCCGCGCCACCGATCTCGCCAATGCCCGACACCACCGACTTCGCGTCATTCGCCGTCGATTTCACCACCTCATGAACGTCTGCAGGCGTCATCTCCTTAGATGCGGGTACGTCATCCGCCGCATACGGGTTATTCACCTCCCGCTCTGTAGGAGTAAGCATAGAATCCATGCGCCCCTCAAGTTCGTTTTGAAGAGCACTAACCTTCTCGCCAAACACGTCAGTAAGATGCTTCCAGGCCGCCTTCGTGTCCTTAAACGGGTCCTCATCATTCTCCTCGGGATTAGGGTCCCCACCATAAAGATTCCTGTCAGACGGTGAAACGGCCTTATTGTCCCCATCGGAGTCGCCAGGATCGTAGACCTCAACCTTTGGAACGCCAGCCTCGTTCTTCTGATCATCCGACATAGACTGCCGGCGGCGGTTAAGCTCCTGAGCTCGCTCCTGCTGATATTTAGGGTCAGCAAGTTTATCGTTATCCACGCCTGTTACAGGCAACTGATCCTTAGGCGCTTTAGTTTTCTTATTCTTCTCAATCTGTTCACGAGAACGCTTAGCATCTTCAGCTGCATTCCCAGTTCCTTTGGCGTTAGTCATTATTCCTCCAAATAAGCGAATAGGCCACACAATACTGTGTGGCCTATTCTATCACCCAATACGGGCTAGCGCTATTAAAACTTGTGAGGTCGTTCCGCCAAGGGCCTTATCACAGGTTCACAATCCCTGACGGGTCAATAGTCACTCTGCCCGCTTGGGAGCATACTTGGCAATATACTCAATAATCGCCTCAGTCACCAGCTCGTCGGTCTCTTTACGTAGATCCCAACGAACATTCTCAATATCCTCAGCAACAGACTTAGGGATACGAAAACGATAAATTTTGTGGGTACTAACCGGACGTGCCATGATGATTCCCTTTCAAGCTTTGAGTGTAAATGTTGTGTTCCTGAGAACTACGCCCCCTGGAACTCGTGTTGGTATGAGTTTACCATTCCATTGACCGCCATGCAACATGTCGTCTAAAGAAAGATTACTCGCGATATTTCGGGGCAGTCCCGCGATATGTACGTCAAGCTTACCGTTGATCTCTTCTGCATATTGTTTTGCGCGCACATATACAGCTCTAGTGAAATTGCTCTCATGCTTCCAAGCTCCAAGCTCGACAGGATCGACGTCAAGAGTTGATGGTGGTTCTGTCACTCCAACCAAATGAAGTGAATCAGTATCTGCATATGCAAAACTATCAAAATTATCTTGTGCTGAACTAATGGTTTTCTGTCTAGCGTATGCTGTAATAAAAACTCCCATCGGCGTATAAACAGGATCGCGCATTTCTGTTTCATTAAGAACTAATGACACTGCATTATCTTTAATGATTGGTCGTTTACCTGTAATGTCGGGGTTTGTTGCAAACTTTCCATACAGGCTATTCAAATGAAGTTTCGCGATTTGTCTGAGCCCGCCCGTAGCTGTCTTTTTAATTTCCATAAAGTGATCAACATACTTATCAAAGAAACCATGACTTCCTCTAAACTCGAATGTGCCGTTCCAAGACAAAATATTTATGTCGTAATGTTTATGCCAAAGTTCAATGTCGACATTAGTTGCGTTAACGGTCGTCGGTTCATTAATCTCCGAAATATACTCAGTAGGGTTAAACGAAAGATTCTTCTTAATCTGAATGCAAGGAATATGGTCTTTCTTCAATTTCGCCGTAAAAGTAATCGAAGAAATATAAAGAGGATAGTCACCTGACGGAGCTCCTTCCCGATAGACCGGCTCTCCATAGGGAAGTAAGCAGAACCGCATCACCGACGGATAAAGCGAATTGACGTCATAAACACTACCAGCGCCAACGATCCTACGCGAAAACCGAGGATTAGCATAAGTAAACCCTCCACGATATGCCTTGCGAACCTCACTATCGATCTCGGGGGAAAGAATAGGAAATCGCCTAGTAAACTGTTTGCCAACCATTCGCTTGTATGTGGAGAGAGAATCGGCGCCAACAGTGAGTTTAGTCATCTTCTCCTGAAACTGAATCTCAAGTGCTTGGGCGATAATAGCTACATCATTGCGTTGATACCGTCTTTCTTGCTCAGTAGGAATATAACCAATAGGTCGAGGCTTATTGTAATCAATCTCAAGTTTCTGGTCATGTAGATTAAAAGCTTTTGCAATCGCAGCAACCGACATAGGCAATTTCTTATATGAGTCACGAAACTCTATCCTGTATCCACTATCAAATACGACAGATATAGAATAAAACTTACCCATCCTAGAAATAAGAGAAGTAAATTCCTTAAAGCCAGGATTATCTTTTACCCACATATATCCATTCTTAAGCAACCAATCGATGATAAAAACACCATCAAAAGCAAGATTATGAAAATACACATGAGACGCACGCTGAGACACGCAATCCAAAAATCCCTCAAGAGAAATCCCGTCAACATAATCACTCAGCTTCCCAACGCGAATTAAACCCCATGACCAGACCCTGCAGTCATTCTCATCAGTCGTAGTCTCAAAATCTGCAACATAATTCGGTAGCTTCTTATGGGACTTTCTGACCTTAACGCTTCCTCCGGCGGCGCCCGGCTCGCTTATTAATCGGCGACCCACTGAAATCATCCTCCGGCTTAATCTTAATCGTCTTAATTTCCTTCAAAAGAGACTTAATCTCCGCGTTAGCGTCCTCAACATCGTCATAATATAAATCCTGTCCCGCATTCTTACGTTCATAATAACCCTCTTTAGCTGCCTCGTACATGAGGGAAAGCTGGTTAGCAAAATGATCATTTACAGTCCACATCAACCATAAAACATCATCCGGAATATCTGTAAGAACATCATAAAGCTCTGGATCGCCAATAACATCAATCATCGAAGCAATCTGCTGTTTAGCTGCCGTCAACTTCTCTTGTTTACCCTTAGCGGTGAGCCCATGCAAAACCTTCTCAGTCTTAGCGCGCATAGCCTCTGCAGACTCGAACGACGACGTACGCTTATCAGGATTCATCCTCTCAAGAGTATAACTCGACCCTCCATGCAAATAAGTTTTCTTTGGTCGAAAATCTCTAATCCAATCACCAACAGTAGCGTCACCAAGAAAAGGAATTTTCGTGCCACTCACACTGCGTTCATAAGCATCGATATCAGCATTGTATCTACGAACGGCATCACGATATCTACGAACATCCTTATCAGAAATGATGTTCCCTTTACGGTCAGTATGATACCAGACACTACTGCTATTATTAAATTCGTTAAGCCGTTCAAGCTCTTTTCTTGCATTCTTGAGAGTAACTCTACCGACAGTCGACTTCCCCAGCGGATCATACTTAGTCCCCCTAATATCAGCCCCGTCAACCGACGTAGCCATCCTATACATCTTCCGAATCGCCCGATCTCTTTCCAATTGCAAGAGACCCCGAGCAGTATCAAGTTCATTCCGCCGTTCGCGATTCCTAACAGTCTTAATAGACTCAGTCTTAACCGACGCCGTCTCCTGCGACAACGTATCCGGCAAACCAAGATTTCCGCCAGACAAAAAAGCATTAATCGTGCTAGCTGTATTCCTAACACCTCTACTAGCGTGTTTAAGCGCCCGATAATGCTTGCCCCAATGACTCTTCACCATAACAACACCCCCTGCCCCCTATAGGGGCAGGGGGCATCATCATTCTATCCGACTACGCCAACTCAAGCGTCGTGTACTCCCGATCCTTCCCGGACTTAGCAGTACTCACCTTCACCTTCACAGCCTCAGGCCAAGACCGAACATCCCCAAGAACATCAATGAGACGCTGAACCTGAGAAGAAACAGTAACCGAAGTAGTCCCATAAGCCTGACCGGACTTATCCACAAGAATAACAGTCTTGCGCGTCTCAAGCTCTCCAGAAGATGTGTCAACAACATCCTCCTCGAGAATAACCACGTCACGAATCTCGATTGTCTTACCGCGAAGAGTCTTAAAAGGAAGAGCATTAGCCTGCGCATTGAAGAATGCCTTCAGGCCGTTGAAGTCGTCAGAGAAAGAGGTGTAAAGAACAGTCATGATGATATCCTTTCAGTTGATTTAACCATTAAATAATGTGATGGCATGAACATTGTGGCGATGTTGACAAAATTTACTTTGTTACTTTTGGTTATTTGCTCTGCTTTTATATGTGCTCCTGTAACTAGGTCGTCATGATGGTAAATGTATCGGACAAAAGTCCCTGTGTCAACTATAGAGACCGAACCCGGAAAAATCGAACAGCGATAAACCTCTTTCTCAAGATAAATCTCTGCGGGCCATTCTTTGCCTAATCCGTCTATGTAAATCACGCGCATAATCAGAACAGTCCCGGTTGAAGGTCGTTGCCATCTGCGACAACAAGCTTTCCTCGTTGAGACAACATAGTACAAACAATTTCTACTGCACTGGTGTCTGATGGAAATTGAATGTATTTACAATGTCCTGGAACGTCTAGTTGTGCAACAATGCCGTCACTTGTTAGCCATACGTTCACTTTATCTACTGAACGCATCACTTTATAAATCAAATGATTAGGCAAAGAAGTTTTGTATGGAATTACATTGTGTACCCTGTAAAGTAAATTATCGTTATAATACCTCACATGAAAACCATGAGGACGGTCAAAATCCCGGCAATCCACAACAGCCAACCCCCAATCCGAGGAACCGCCCTAGCCGCCATCAACCCAACAGCCACACCGACAGCAACATCCCCCTTAGACAGGCTCCTGCCAACATCGACGCAACCGCGACCAGCGTAACGAAAAGCGCGTTGTTCAGCCAATTGTCGTTCATATTCATCCGCCCCCATCTCCATATCCATGTAAATCCACTCACCATTAAGATTCTTCCACATCGTTATGCAACCCCTTCAGCAAATCCTCTAAGAGATCGAGTGTCTCGAAAATATCCATGTAATGAACATCGAACTGGAGCCATTTGTAAAAGATAGTGTAATAGTGCTCGTCTCGATCTTTAATCACAACCTTTTCACCCGAAATAATGAACGACACTTTGTCTTCGTATTTACTGCAAAAATAGTCGGTCCAGTATCCAATAATGGCTTTAATCTTACGAGACAAGGTGGGTCCCTTTGAGTGTTGTGAATTAAGAGTGGCCTTAATATTAGAAGTCATTTCATACCCAAAGTAATTGTGAAAATTTGGAGTAAACACTGTCCGCTTCGTCGTTACCAGATTGTGAAGTGAAGCGCACCGTGTCTCCTTTAAAACGAATAAACCACGTCAAACTATCCCCGTCAGGCTTGACTGACGCCGTAAAATCAGTCCATCTAAGTCTAATAGGCTGCCTATAAGATATAGCTTCTCGCATGAGGCATTTAAACAACTCTTCCTGAATCATGTCGGTTCTCCGTTCTTTGTGTGAGTTGATATCATCTAGTGCTTTACCGAATAGATTAATTCTCTGTGAATAAGTGTGTGTATTCTCGAACCGAATTACCTTATCGTACTTCCCTTTAATAATGTGCCAGATTTCGGCGGTGGGTAATCTTTGAATGTGAACATCATACCCCTCGTATTGTTGGTGTAGACAATCTATTTGCTCTATCATTATTAGGCCAACAATGTAAGCAATGTTGTGATCTTTGGCCCAACAAATGAATTCAACCATCGTGTCGTTCCTTCCGTTTCCTGTGTTCCTCTCCGGATAACCCAATAATACACCTA